TACAAGTGCGTTGTATGATTTGTATTTCAAGCAAATATCTACAACTGAATTTTCGATGTTTTGTCTGCTATTGTCGCTCATTTTATATATTCCTCTACTAAACTAATCCCATACTATCCCACAACAAGAAAGGTGTCAACACAAAAAGATAATTTTTTTTATCTTCCTCACCAGCGGGCTGCCACTGCTGCAGCTCAAATAAACCGAACAATTGTTCGCGCCTTCGGCAAAAAAAATGCTGGGCAGATTGCCCAGCAGAAAAAATTATTGAAACAGCGTGTTGTATTCGTGATCCCGCAGAAACTCCCCGAAGCTTGAACCGTAGTCTTTCGCTTTCGTCCACTCTTCTCTGAAATGATCCGCGTCATCTCCTTGAAGAAGGAAACTCCACCCTGCTTCATATTCCTCAACTTCGATTGCGAAACCCCGATCAGTCATTCTATATCCACCGATAGTCATTATATATACTCCTCATACTAAACTATACTCCCATACTATCCCATACTATAGAGAGTGTCAACCCCTAAGATAAATTTTTTTATCCAGGCGGGACGCCGGGCGGGAACCGCCGGGCCGTGCCCGGTCCGGTCCGGTAAACGAACAATTGTTCGGGTTACCCCAGCCGGGTGCTGACCGGGCACGGAGTTCCGCCGGGCAGCACGAGATGCTGCCGGGGAAGATCCGGGTAAACACCCCGGTGTATCCCGATGCCAGCCCGCTGCAGTGCCCCGATCCCGAACAATTGTTCTGCATTCCCCGCTGGGAAAGTCCCGATCTTCAAAATGAGGAGCTGCTGCTCCGAGTTCAAGTTGCACACCCAGCGTCCTGCGGGTACAATATCCCGAACAATTCTTCGGTATATCCCCGATCCCGCCGCTGGTGATGACAAAGCCCGATCCCGACCCTGAAACATCCCGAACATTTCCCGATGATGAACGCCCGACCGCCCCCGCAAAGCGTTCCGATCATTCTGCTGGGGTTTCGCTATCCGCTGTTACTGGGATTTGTTCGGCTTCTATGGGAATTTCTGCTGGTGTAACGTCTTTCATGCGATTTTTAGCACGATCCATAAATTCTTGCAGTTGTTCAACGATTTGGTCACGGGTTAGGCTATCTACATTTTCATGCGTTACATGGCTACGAGCTACCATTAATCCCGTTACTTTGAGCCTGAGTTCTTCGGCTTTAATTGCTGCTGAGAAGTTCCCTGCTGCCCATGCTTCATTTCTGAGCAGTTGCATATCCCGAACAGATTTAGTCACAGAGACACCGTACTTGCTTTCTAGTTCCTGTCTCATCTCTTCGAGGCGTTCTTTTACCGTAGGATTATTAAGAAGCTGTACAGCCCTGACGTTGGCGTTCGAATACCCTGCTTCTCTTGCTGCTGCGGTTTGTGTCATATCCCCGTGAAGATAGTTTTCGAGAAACTTCTGCTGCTTTGGATTAAGTCTTCTATTCCCGTGGACTTTATCTTCTTTTATTCCTACCTTTGGCATCCCAGCTCCTACCCGAACAATTTTTCGACTTGCTTGCTATACTACTAAAAACGCTACGATGGTCAAGTGCTACGGGTGGCACATTTTCCCATAACCCAAACCCAAAGCTGCTGAACATTTACCCAAAGGGGGGGAGGATATATATCCCCCCCTATATAGGGGGTAGAGGATTTTGGGTAAATAAACTATTGATTTTTTTACATTTTTTACCCAAAACTAACAGATCTTGGGTGTCTTGGGTAAACATACTAACCCATTGATTTTATTACATAAGTTACCCAAACCCAAAACACCCAAGACGTTTTGGGTAAAAAGATCTTGGGTAAAAATCATAAATTATTTTATTGACATATATATTATAGTATGGGATAAGCACCATACATTAGTCTAGTAAAGAAAGGAAACAGAATATGTATTATCTAGCATATGGTATGAATACTAATAGAGAGGCGATGGCGGCACGTTGCCCCAAGGCCAAGCCTATGGGTGGGTTTTATCTACCTAACTATCGTTTGATCTTTCGCGGGGTTGCTGACTTTCGTGCAGATGCAGATGCTATCTTGCCAGTTGTATTGTGGGAGATCACAGAGGACTGTCTAAAATCTTTGGATGCGTTGGAAGGTTATCCGCATTTATATGATCGCAGACAGTTGAACAATGGTTGGTGGATTTATGATATGAATGGCAACAAGAGCCATTTACGTCCACCGTCTGGTGGTTACTATCACATGATCGAGTGCGGTTATCGTGACTTTGGACTTGATGATTATTACTTGAGAGCGGCATTACGCGATGCTGATCTTGTTGGACTAGGGGAGACAGCATAATGAAATATTGGATTGCAGACATTGAAGAGCGAAACGGTGAGTTTGAATACACTACCCCTATTCGCTTCAAAGCAAAAACTTTAAAAGATGCTGTCGCATTGCAAATGCACCATGTTAGCACTTGGTATGGTAAAGAGAACATGACTTACGATAAAAATGATGAGTGTTATTATAATGGTTATGTTGCGGTTGGTGATGGCGCATTGACTGAAATTGATGAGCATACATACGAAAAACTTAGCGGTCATTATTCATTACCAGATATGTCAAGGGTTGTAAGATGCTGACAAAGAGTGAGTTAATCAAACTGGTTCACAAGGCGTTGGCTGACAGCAATGACAAAGATGTTGATTGTGAGCGCCTGACTTCATTCGAACAAGATAACGATGAGGTTCTTTTAAGGTTTTTTGGATTGGAGGAAGAAGATGAGTAAACTTATTAAGCTTTTGGAGCAGATGGATGCTGACTTTGAAGATCGTTGGATTGCTGTCATTGCTATTTTGATGGTTATTGTTTGGATCTTGGGAGTTCACTTTCAATGGTGGTAGATCCTGACATAACCCGAATAATTTGACCCTCGCAGAAATGCGGGGGTTTTTTTGTACCCAGCGGATAAGCCGAACAATTCATCGGGTTGTACAAAAAGTTGGGACGCGGTGGATTTAATTTGCAAAAAAGGAAAAAAAGCCGCGCCCCGAACAGTTCAACAATTACGGGGGTAATCGTGTAAATCATTTATAACTTAATTTCATTTGCATTGCAATTTTTTCTTGCATCCCATAGCTTCCCATGCTAGTGATGTTCACACAGTAGGTTACCGCTTGTTTCCTACTGCCTCAATATACTAGACTATACCCTCGATGTTTTTATTTCTGTTTTGGCATCGGGGGTTTTTTTATGCGACTTTCAAAAAAGTTTTGTTTAAAAACATATGCTTGTAAATTTTTTTTCGCACCTCCTTAAATACGAAAAGTTGTATGGTAAAAATAAATTATATCGACACGGCTGAATGAACAAATCGTGTGTTATAAATAAATTATAAATTAACTTTATAGATAGGTAGTAAATAAAATGTTAAATAATCTTTACGAAACTAGTCCAGATCAAAAAATCAAACCAAGAACACAAGTAAGTTATTCTTTAGACCATACTGTCAACAAAGCTTTTAGAAATACTTTTATGACTTGGGTTGAAATGGATGAGAATGATGACATCGTGAAACCATACAGACGCTTTACTGGTGGTAAGGTGTTAGAAGCAGATATGATATTGCTTAAAGAATTTTTTAATGCACAAGCTGACGAAGTTGTTGCGGAAAAGCAAAAGGCAATAAAATATATAGAAGACAATTTTAAACATGATTTTGACAAAGATCATTTCTTTGCCGACCCAAAGCTATTGTGTAAATTTATGCAACAAGCAATAGATCAATGCGAGGATGCTCGAAAAATTGTTAATGAAATATTGACTTTAAAACTTTCTTAATAAAAAAAATTATATTCCCTATTGACCTCCTACATAAAATACTTTATGTGTTATGACATATCTAGTATAGGAGGTCAAAATGGGATTAGATATGTATTTACGCGGTGAGCAATACGTTAGTGAGTATGATCATTCGCAACAAGCGCCCGAAGGTGGTAGCTTGAGAGTTGAGCGGCCTAAGATTGATGGCTTTGATATTTGTGAGTACGTTCTTGATATGGGACAGTGGCGCAAGTTCGCACCGTTGCACGAATATATTGTGAACGAGTTCGCAGATGGCGATGATAGCTGTCAAAGAATTGAGTTCGAACCCGAAGATCTTCGCAAGATCGCTAATGCTTTACGGCACGACAAGTTGCCTGCCAATGAAGATTGCGGTGGGTTCTTTTTTGGTAGCCCCGAAGTTTGGCAAGAGGAGCGAACACAACACGCATGGGATCATGCGCAGAAGTTCGAGAAAGCCGCTTTCTGGATGGAGCAAAAAGGACGTTGGCGTTCAGTATATTATCAGGCGAGTTGGTAGTATGTGGATTTGCAACAAGTGCAACAAAGAGTGGGGGGTGGATGATTTTGCCCCCGACCTTTGCGAGTGTGGTGGCGAGGTTAAGTTCATTGAGCCGCAGACCATGATTGAGGTTAACAAAGTTCTGGACGAAGCGTTTCAGAAAGTATTTGGGGAGAAATGGTGATGGAAATGATGGAGTTCGTAACCAAAGTTCATGGTGAGATTGAGCGAAAAACTGGAAGTAACGTGAATGAAATGCGGTTCATTATGGATGTAGCATCACCGTTACAAGAGCGCGGCAAAGTTAAAGAAATTTACACTCTTAGACTAGATGATTGTCATTTAGTTGATTTAACAGACATTTGGGATTTTTCTTATAGAAATGTTGCGCCTAGCATGTTTGATTATACTGATCCAGAATTAGACCCAATTCGATTGCCAGAAACATTTGATGGCAAAGTACCTAATGATGTTAGGATGCCATTTGATAGGCCGACATTATTGTTTACTGAGAAAAGTGACTTAATGAATCACAAGGCTGATAAAGAAAAAAGAGGAAGTGGTTGGAGTGCTTACGTTTTATTTCCCAGAAAAAATGCACCCGTAAATGGTCAGTTTGTTGTATTTGCTGTTAGCATTGATAAACATGGGTTGACAGAAACTCAATTATGTTTGCTTGCACCTAATGAAAGATATATTCCTACATGGCAAGATAGAGCATCTAGTGTTGATAACCAAAAAACTACGTTGTTTTTTAATATTAGATCTTATGAATTAGCAGCATCGTTAGCCGTAATGAACAATCCTAGACACGTTACTTTCGTGCCTGCGGCTAATAGAGCTAAACGTAAACTAGCGCACCGTGGGATGGGTACAGCAATGGACGCTATGCACAGAGTTGCTTGGGATGTTGATAAGCCAGTGAAAGCTAAAACGCCTCACGATGAAACATTCCATAAAATGCCATATCACTACAGACGCGGCTATTGGAGACAGTGCGATAAGGATAATCCACGGGCTGAACGTAGATTGCAAGCCCCAAGATATCGAGACCGTTTTCTATGGTGGATGTGGATTGACGGTTACTGGGCAGGACATCCGATGTTCGGCATTAAGAAACAATATTGGCAACCCCGTAAAAAAGAGGAGACAGCGTAATGGCTATTGAAGACGATACTATGTGTATGCACTACACACTTGAAAGGCTTGGTGACATCAAGACTGAGACTGATCTGAATGAGTTTAAGAAAGAGATTAAGCACAATCTTGGTGTTAACGAGCAATGGCGCAGGGATAACCCTGCTTACCTTGAGTTATTGGCAACAGAAGACTTCGATGTTCTTAGGGCTGTCAGAACGACTAAGGACAAATATGTTCGTAGAGCCTTGGAGAAATCAAAGAACGTAAGTTCTGCTTCTAAACTATTGGGGTTGAAAAATTATCAAACCCTGCAAAACTGGATGAAAGAGTTGGGGATTGAAGATAATGGACGATGATGGATTTAACACAGTTCATGTGTACCCAAAGCCTGATCATTATCCTGAGAAGAGAGAGTTCTTTGTTGAGATAGAGGGAGTTGTTAAGAAGACTTATCCGATCAAAGCTGAGAGTTCTGCAAAGGCTAGTCAGATGGCTAAGAGCGAGTTTATAATTGAGTTCGGTGGAGACAGGGATAAGATCCTGATTAACGATGTGTGGAAAAACAAATGATTGAATATTTCACCGCCCTTGTCATTGCATATACCTTGCATGGGCATGACATTGAAACAGCCGTATGGTTCGAGAGCGAGAAGCATTGTGCGAAAGCTATGGAAAACAGGAGTGCAGATTTTATGTACGATTATCTGTACGACCTTTATGGCAATGACATTTCGATGGGATGCTACACAACAAATAAAGTGTCAAAATTAGTTAGGCCGCAAGTTCGGCCTAATTGATTATTTTGGCAAATTATATTTTTTTATAATATTCCGAACAAATGTTTCAGTTGAAAACATTACTTCTGCAATTTTTGGTATTTTCATTTTTCTGTTTAAAAAACTATTAACCATCTTTGCATTTTTAGATAGGTTTTTAACCTCATCTTCTTTTTCAGACCAAGTTTTAATTTTAATCTGTCCTCGAAGATGAGGTTTTTCTGATACGTCTAATCTATTTTGAACGCACCAGTTTTTGCTGTAAAGATCCTCGTATCTTATTCGATCTTCTTCGCTATCGTACACTTTACCTTTTACTT